CAATAACTATAGGAACTGCATTAGATTCTAATGGTGAACCTAGCAAGGAAACCTACACAGACGTTCCTTTTATCTATGATGTAAAGAATAATACATCTATTAAAAATTTAGATAAGAGCTTAAAGTCTTTGTCTCGACAAGGAACTCTTCCTATCATGTCTGAGTTAACACTCAAAGGTCTTACTGATACGTTACCTAATGGTAGTGACTATGGTTTCCTAGACACAGAGCTAGGTTCAAAGGTAGAGCTTCTTGATTCAGACAACACTACTCTATCAAACTTTCTAGAAGTCGTTGAATATACAAACGGTAAAATTCTAGACAAGTACAATGAGCTTTCTGATAAAGGTCTTTCAAAAGAAGATGCTGATTTAGTTGGCTCTATTGTAGATGTAGAGGCTGGGTAATGAATCATCCTGCAGAACTTAAAGTATATAAATTCTTTCAAGACGCAGTTGCAGGTAAAACTTCATTTTCATCTGAGGTGGCAGATAAAGTTGCCTCAGATGTTAAGGCTGCATTAATGAAGCAGTTTGATAGTGGGCCTCGTGATGATTTTCGTTTACGTATGTCTAATATAGGCAGACCTAAATGTCAGCTATGGTTTGATAAGAATGACTCAGAAGGCAAAGAGCCTTTTCCTCCGCAGTTTATGATGAACATGATGCTAGGAGATATAGTCGAGGCCGTATTCAAAGGTATTCTTAGGGCTTCTAATGTAGAGTTCCAAGATAATGAGAACGTTACTCTCAAGCTGAAGAATGGTAGAGAGATCAACGGCGAGTACGACATGATCATGGATGGAAAGTTAGACGATGTTAAGTCTGCCTCACCTTGGTCATACGACAATAAGTTTGATTCCTTTGAGACATTAGCTAAAGGAGATGGCTTTGGTTATGTATCACAACTTGTAGGCTACGCAGAGGCAGCAGGAGTAGATGTTGGCGGCTGGTGGGTAGTGAACAAGGCAAACGGTAAGATCAAGTACGTAGACGCTTCTTCTGTAGACAAGCAATCAGTGATGGAGGACATTCAAGAAACAGTAGACTACATAGATAACGATGAACCTTTTGAGCGTTGCTTTGAACCAGTTAAAGAAACGTTCTACAAAAAAGAGACAGGTAACTATGTTTTACCTAGAGACTGTACTTTTTGCAGTTTCAAATTTAAATGTCACAAGGGCTTACAAGCTAGACCTAGTATACCTAGTAAAGCTAAAGAGCCACCACTTCAATATTACACTCATATAGCAGGAGAACAGCTAAATGCCTAAACTAACTATAGATGAAACCGTTTACTACACTGACAACTTTAATGAAGATCAGAACAAGGCTTGGCAAGAATTGCAACAAGCTCAAATGGAATCCAACAGGTATGAGTATTTACAAAAAATGCTTACAGGCAGAGTGCAATCTTTAGCTGCTGATATAGCTAAATTGGCTACACCTGAACCTGTACCAGAGCCTGATACATACGAGGAAGATCTTAAAGCTAAAAAGACTAAGAATGATAAAAAATAAAGGCTACAAAAGAGGCCATCTATCTCGCAGGTATCGTAGTGGTCTTGAAAAAGATACTGCTACGTTCCTGTCGAGCTGCCAAAAAGTTGTTAAGTATGAGCTTCTTAAAGTTGAGTGGGAGGATCTTAGGTATCGCACCTATACTCCTGACTTTGAGTTAGACAACGGTATAATAATTGAGACAAAAGGATTATTTGATTCTGAAGATAGAAGAAAACATGTTGCAATTAAGCAACAGCACCCTGAACTTAAAATAAGGTTTGTATTCTCAAACTCTAACGCTAAGTTGTATAAAGGTGCTAAGTCTCGTTATTGGGAATGGTGTGATAAGAATGGCTTCATGTGGGCGCATAGGGTTGTACCTGAATCCTGGCTTAAAGAAAAAGGTCTACGTTTAAAACAAGAAAGAGTAATTCTCAAAACGAAAAGGAAAGACCAATGAGTTATACGTTACAAGACAATGAAGTAGGTTTAATATTAAGACCTATCTTTGTAGAAGGTGAAGAGGATTGGTCAGGAGAAATTTCTACTAATATAATAATGTCTGGTAAGGGTGAAATAGATACAGAAGTAAAGATGGAACTTCTAAACATCATAACTCTTATGTCTGTCTTTCTAGAATATGGTTCTGAGAACCCTGATATAATGGAAGAGGTAGAAGATTATAGAGATGAATTGATGGATAAGATTATGACAGAGGAAATGAAAGAAGCATACACTACAGAAGAAGGATCTAACTTAATTAGACTTAACCCTTTCAGTAAGACAAGAGGCAATGCATAATGAAGACAAAACTATTTACTAGGAAAAAGAAGAGTACTGTAACTGCTCTAGACATAACTCAAAAGATGACTAAAGACTTAGATCATTTAGTAGCAGAGTTTGATCCTGTTAATAAACCTGCACACTACAATATGGGTGGGATAGAGTGCATAGATTATATTAAGCAGGTACTAGGTCTTGATGGCTTCATTTCGTACTGTCATGGTAACATGATTAAGTACCAACACAGGTACAGATTTAAAACTAAACCTTTAGAAGATATGCAGAAGGCAGAGTGGTACTTAAATAAAATGAATGCAGCATTGAAGGAAAAGCACAAATGAATAAAAAAAGCTTTAGCATATCCTGCAACTTAGAAGTAGATGAAGAAAATAACATACTAGGAACACATGAACAATCACACTCAGAAGATATACATGACATGCTAGTTGACACAGTGTATGATATAGATGATGTGTCAATGACTAACTTAATAGTGAAGGAGAAAAATATATGAATGGACAAGAATTATCAGACAAAGCTTACTATGATGTGTTCAATGAAGATGGCACACCTAAGAATGAGTTGGCTGCATATTCACAGTGGGTAGAAGGTAAGATCCTTACAAAAGGACAAGCCCGTCAAATAGAAAACACTCTTGGCCTTGTAGGAGAGGCAGGAGAACTCGCAGAAAAACTAAAGAAGTCAATTAGGGATTACTCTTTGTTTGATAAGGAGGGCAGCTTAAAAGAACTAGGAGATGTTCTATTTTATGTTGCTGCTCTTGCAAACTTTTATGGAGGTTCTTTACAAACAGTAGCAGAAATGAATATGAAGAAATTAGACGATAGACAATTACGTGGCGTGTTACAGGGATCAGGAGATAACCGATGACTACTAAGAAAAAAATAACAAAGACAGATAACTATTTACCTACAGACTACCAGACATTTATACACAAGTCACGCTATGCACGTTGGCTAGATAAAGAAGGCCGCAGAGAGACTTGGGCTGAAACAGTAGCACGTTACATGGATAACGTTGTGCGCCCTCTTGCAGGAAACGACACTTATATTAATGACATTGAGCAAGCCATCTTAGGACTAGAAGTAATGCCTAGTATGAGGTCATTGATGGTTGCAGGAAAAGCAGCAGAGCGTGACAACATTTCTATGTATAACTGCTCCTATCTAGCTGTAGACAATATTGTAGCTTTTGATGAAGCAATGCATATTCTTATGTGTGGCACAGGCGTTGGGTTCTCCGTTGAGAAACAGTACACAGAGAAGCTTCCTGAAGTACCTGTCCTGTTTGAAAGTGAAACTAACATTGTAGTTAAAGATAGTAAGGAAGGTTGGTCAAAGTCTTTACGTCAACTTATAGCACTTCTCTACAGTGGTGAAATTCCTACATGGGATATAAGTAGAGTTAGACCTTCAGGTGCTAGGCTAAAGACATTTGGTGGTAGAGCATCTGGCCCAGCGCCACTAGTAGATCTATTTAACTTTACCATTGCTTCTTTTAAGAATGCACAAGGGCGGCAACTAACATCCATAGAGTGCCATGACATAATGTGTAAGATTGGTGAAGTAGTTGTGGTTGGTGGTGTACGTAGATCAGCAATGATTTCTTTGTCTAATTTAGAAGACGATAAGATGCGACATGCTAAATCAGGAGCTTGGTGGGAGAACGAACCACAGAGAGCTTTAGCTAACAACAGCGTGTGTTATACAGAGAAGCCAGACAGCACCGCATTTATGCGAGAGTGGATGTCTCTAGTTGAGTCAGGTTCAGGAGAACGTGGTATATTCAATAGAGCAGCTTCTCAAGCTCAAGCAGCTAAGAATGGTAGGAGGGATGCTAGTTATGATTTCGGCTGCAATCCTTGTTCTGAGATAATTTTACGGAATGGACAAGTTTGTAATTTAACGGAGGTAGTAGTACGTGCAACAGATGGTATCGCAGATCTTGAGAGAAAAGTTCGTTTTGCTACAATTTTGGGTACGATCCAATCTACCTACACTAAGTTCCCCTACCTGCGAAAGATGTGGGTGCGAAATACAGAAGAAGAACGACTGTTGGGTGTGTCTCTCACGGGGATAATGGACAACACTTTACTAACAAACAAAAACTCTGGATTGGAGAAAACTCTTGAGCATCTACGTTCTATTGCTATCCTCACTAATGCTCAGTGGTCTGAGCGCCTTGGCATCCCTGTATCTACTGCTATCACTACGGTTAAGCCTTCTGGAACGGTATCACAACTTGTGTCATCTAGCAGTGGCATCCACCCTCGTCATTCCCCCTACTACATTCGTACTGTTAGGGGTGATACTAAAGATCCATTAACACAGTTTATGAAGGATCAGAAAATACCTAGTGCGCCATGTGTAATGAAACCTGACACTACCGTAGTGTTTAGCTTTCCTCAGAAGGCACCTGCAGGAGCAGTTTGTACTAAAGATGTTTCTGCACTAGATCAGCTAAAGATGTGGCTAACATATCAGAGACATTGGTGTGAACATAAGCCTAGTATAACTGTAAATGTTCGCTCTGATGAATGGTTATCTGTAGGAGCATTTGTGTATGAACACTTTGATGAAATGAGTGGTGTATCTTTCTTGCCATTCAATGAACACACCTATCAGCAAGCACCTTATCAAGACTGTGGTAAGAGAGACTATGAAATGCTATTAGATCTCATGCCTGAAAAGATTGATTGGGATAGTTTTGCTGACTACGAGAAAGAAGATAATACTGCAGGGAGTCAGACGCTTGCATGTTCTGGCGATTCGTGCGAAATTGTAGACTTAACATAGGAAGGAGATAAAAATGCTAACAACTTTATTTAGTGCAATTGTACAAACAACGCTAGGATTAACATTAGTTACTGCTACTGTTGATATAGCAACAAAAGTAGTTACTACTGTAGCAAGTGTAATATAATAACTACACCTTGGTAAGTGTATAAACTGCCACATAAGGAGGTATTATGCAGTTAGAACTTTTTGTAAGTAACAATTATCTTAACGAACACAACAGTCCTTACTATGAGTGTAAAGAGTGTAAACAAACATTACACGAAAGTAAATTTAGAGTTAGGGCAGATAGATCAGATTATAGAAATAAAGAGTGTAAAGATTGTTCCTATGTAATAAATAAGATAACTACCGATTTAAAAGCAATAAACAAAGTACCTATGCCTGACAAATGTGATTGTTGCCATAAGCTTATGAAACCAGAAGAGTTTTACTTTGATCACTGCCATGTGGAACATGTATTTAGAGGATGGTTATGTAATACCTGTAACTCAGGTATAGGAGTATTAGGTGATACACTGCCACACTTAGAAAGAGCAGTAGAATATTTAAAGGCACATAATGAACGTAGAAGACTTTCCCAAGAAGCAAACAAGAACACGCAGAAAGACAACCTACAAGGGCGCAGCTTATAAAGAAACATCAGGTATACTACCCCGTACCGATAAACAGAGAGACTTAATTGAAGCTATAAACAGCAGCAAGCAGGTGCTTATACTTGGCCCTGCAGGTACAGGTAAAACATATGTGACTGCAACTCTAGCTGCAGATCTCTACACTACTAAGACTATTGATAAGATAGTTATTACTAGGCCACACGTTGCTGTAGGTAAGGATTTAGGATACCTTCCAGGAACTTTAGAAGAGAAATCTCAGCCGTGGGCGTTGCCTGTACTGGACGTACTAGTAAAACATTTAGGTAAAGGTGCAGTAGAGACTGCATTAAAGTCTTCTAACATAGAGGTAGCTACACTAGCATTAATGCGTGGGCGTAGCTTTGATAATGCTTTTATTATTGTAGATGAAGCTCAGAATATAGAGATACCTGAAATAAAGATGTTGTTGACTCGTGTAGGAGAAGGCAGTACAATTGTTCTTAATGGTGACATTCAACAGTCTGATCTTAGAGGCCAATCTGGTTTATCTAAAATAATACACTTAGCTAAGAAGTACTGTCTAGATATACCTGTTGTTGAATTTGGTGTGGATGACATTGTTCGTAGTGGCATCTGTGCTGAGTGGGTAAAAGTGTTTATGAAAGAAGGTCTATAATGAAGATTGAAAACGAGGCCAAGATTCATATGCAAATTAAAGTAGAGAAATTTAACAAAGAAGCTGAAGCTAAGTTCAAAGATATAGAACGTTTTATTAACAGTAAGTGCTGGACTTCGCACGAAAGAGATCAGAGCTTAACACATTTACAGTCTGCACTACTATGGACTAAACACGCTGTTGCTAGGTTTGGACATAAATAAATGAAAAGGAATACCAATGACCGAATTTGAGATACTTATATCTAACATTTTTAATATCTGCGTTTATATATTGCAAGTAATAGGAGGAAATCCAGGAGAGTTTGGACATGGTTATTATCTAGCTAACATTATTATATTTATACTTTTGCAACCTGCGCTTATAGTTTTATTCTATATTCTCTGGAAGTTAGAAAAAAGAAAGAGGCGCAAAAGCACCCCCATCTAAATAAAATATACTTTTTTTCTTGTAAACCCTTGACGTATTAATACTGCTCCCCTATATGATATTTATAATACAAAAAAGGAGAAAGTATTATGGCTATAAATGTAGCTCACTTAGACTACCTAGAAGTTCCAGATGAGGCTGTTAATATCCTCAAACCTTTTTGTCAGAACAAAGAGGAAGCTGTATTGGCTTTTAAAAAGCTGTACGTTCTATACCAAGAAGTAGTAGCAGAAAGGAAGGGGGGCAAATAGCCCCTCTTTTTCTTTATAGCTGGTAGTTATCTTCTAGTAGATCTACAAAGTCTATAAATATATCAAGCTCTGTAAAGCTAAAGTCTTCTATGGGTGAGTCTATTTTATATACTCTTTTCATAAAGCCCATAGCTTCACGCCGCAACTCTTTATTACCTTTTTTACTAGCTAAGTTAGCAAGACGTAACCTTTGACCACTAGCTCCCTCTGTTCCAGCCTCTACATCTGAACGTGCAGACTTCTTCACTTCTCTAAGCATACTTTTTAGCATAGATCTACGCTCAGTAAGACCTGCCTTCTTAAACTTTGAAGAGCTTATAAGTGTCTGTGTGTTTCTCTCTAGAGTAGGAGCTATTACTTCATTTAGCATCCTGTCATAGATAGGCATCTTAGTTCTTTCACTAGCTTTCCATGCATGCATCTCTGCCATTGAGTAAGCTTTTTCCGTAGCAGTACGTCCTTGTTTAACATTAACACCAAACAACCTTGCAAAAGGATTTGCATCGTAGACTCCACCTTCTCTAGTAGCCACTCTCAACTCTTTACCTGTTAACGTTTCTGTCTTACCAATAAAAGCCTCTACTATATTATCTAAATATTTAGCAGAAGATTGCGTAAATACTGCACCGCCACTCTCAGCTTGCCGTACATCTTTAGCTACATCATTATCTAGTACAAAACCAACAGTTCTATTTATTGCATCTAAAGGTCTAGTAAAACCTGCAATAATATTACCTGTCACCTTTCCAAAAGCTTTGTAGTCTGGCCCTCTTGCACCTTCTACACCTGCATTGGATATTACATCCATAATATTTAGTAGGTCATTTGCAAACTGAGCATCTTTAGCAAGCTGGCCTACAGCAAGTTGTGCTAGTACATCTAACCCTAGTTCTGGAGGTACAGGTTCACCATCTAATCTAAGTCTTACTTGTCTTCCTACCGCTAGATACATAGACAAAGGAAAAGTATTTCTTACGTCTATAACTGTACCAGCATCACCTTCCATTTCATAATAAGCTAATCCTTTTTCTCTGCGCTCTTTGTCAGCTTCTGCAATTGTGTATAAGAAAGCTGTTCCTACAGTAGCACGAGCAAAGGCATCTCCTTCTGCTATATCTATACCTTCTTTTTTAGATCTTTTAGCTATTTTGCTCATCATCCTTAGACCTACACCGCCGTAAGCTAGAGGACTCCACTTGTAAGAGGATGCAACTACGTTATTAAAAAATCTTCCAAAAGGTACAATAGTTCCTATTAAAGGTGCGTTAGAAACAGTTTCTACAACATCAGCAGCTTTTGATAATAATTCTCCTGTCATACCACTATCTTTAGCGGCTACGGTGTAGTTTTTTGAAAACACAGATTCTAAGGTTGTACCTAAAGCAGTATTACTCATAGTTTCATCTATAAGTTCCATATTACCATCTTGTAGAACCTGCTTTAGTGTAGTTCCTTCTGGGTAAATCTCTGCAAGTCTTCCTCCATTATTAAGTCTAATAGCCTTATCTAACTCAGACATATACATCTGAGACTTTGTGAAACTATCTTGAATGCGAACACCTGTAAGCTGGTTAGCAGCAGTAGTTACAGCTTCTACAAGCTTGTATGTACCACTGTTAGGATCTATGTTGTATTTTTCTGATCCCGATTCAATACCACCAGTAATAGTTTGCATCAACTTTTTAGAAACTTCAGGGTTACTATCTAAGAAACCCATATATGCATCATACGTTGTGTAAGGGTCTAAAAAGTTTTTCATCTTTTGATGTTGAAGTTGAATTAAAACCTGGCCCTTTCGTAAAGTTTCTGCTCCCTTTGCAGTAGACCTCCCACCTTGAGCTAACCCTAGAGCCATATACCTACCGCCGTTAAATATATCAGCCATTGTTTGCCCTATAGCAAACGATCCAAAACCAAATACGTTTAGTGCAGTTGTTTGAGGAGAAGATACTAAAAGTCTTTTCCAAATAGACTGAGTATAAGCAAGCTTGTTAGAAGCAAGCTTATCTACCTCACCAGCTATTATTTTATCACTTTCATCAACTAATTGGTTTACCTTTGCATCAGTTGACATAAGACCTGAATTAACCATCTTTTTAAATTGACCATATACATTCATTACTTTACCAGCATCTGACGCTGTTCTAGCTAGTTGAGATGCTATAGCTTGATTGTCTGCAATTTCTCCTAATGTAAAACCAGCTAAAGGTTCTATAACTGCGTTAATCCTAGCCAACTCTTGTTCAGGCATAAGCATAGCTACATTTGTTAAATAATCTGAGATATGCTTTTCATCAGTCATTGGCATACCTATATCTTTATAGACTTTAGCTAAACCACCTTCTCCATCTGCTCCAAATACAATATTCTTAACTAAGTCTACAGGCATTGCATTTTCATTTAGCTTTTTTCCTCTTTGAACTTTAATAGCCCAATCATCTATATCAGAAGCTAACTGCTTAGATACTTTAGTTCCATCTGCCTTAGACATAGGAACTTTATACTTTTCTAATAACTCTTTTGTTACTTTATCACTAGGTGTAATTGTAGTTAGACCAGATTTTCCTTTAAACTTAGTGGCGGCTAAAGCTGCGCCACCTCCTACTGCACCAAAGACAGTTGCAAAACCAGTTTGCATAGCTGAGTACTTTTCTTGTGCGCCTACATCTAGCATAATGTTTTGGTATTCTACATCCTGAAATACAGCAAAGGAAGCGTCAGATATTGTAGCAGCAACTAAACCTTTCTTAGTTGCAGACTTAAAAAGTTCTTCTTGAGCATCCTTTCTTGCAGTTTCAAATGCAGCCTTCCTATAAAGGTAATTACCATCTTTAGCTACTTTCTGGAAAACCTTTCCTGCAGATTTTGTAGTAGCCCCTGCAGCCACAAATCTAGATGCAGCTTCTACTGCAGCTTCATTTGCTTTATTCTTAGCCGCAGTTTTAGTAAGTCCATCCTTTATAGAGTTTCTACCTGCAGCCCTAACAGCAGCCTTAACAACTTCTTTACCACCTAGCTGAGTTCCTGCAGCACCTAGTTTAGCTAAACCACCTGTAGCAATACCTATATAGTTAGTAGGATCTTTAGCTGCAGCTTCTATATATTGTCCTACACCTTTTACAGCCCCAAAGAAACCATCATTGACAAATACATTGCCTAACTGATCATATGTTTGATAGGCTTTATTTGCTATTGCTTTTTGTTTAGGTGTAGCTTTGGCAACAAAACGAGCTTCTCCTGCAGTAGAAACTACATTGGTATTAAAGAAACGCATATGTTCTACAAAGTCATCTACTACTTGTTCATTAGGTTTGTCAGCATAATCTACACCTTTTCGTTCTATCATGTATTGTTTGATAGGACTAAAGTGTTGCCCTTTTAAAAGGTCATCCTTTTTTAGAGTTACATTTTTATCTATGTTAAAAGGTTCTGCTGATTCAATACTACCAGAGCCGCCTGCACCACCACCGTAACGGGCTAGGTCATCATCAAATAAACCCATACTATTCTTCCTCTGGTTCTGTTGTAATTTTACCAAAAACCTTTTCTAAGAAAGCTTGATTTACCCTTCTACTAGGTTGCTCTCCTTGCTCTAGAGGAGTCAGCTTAACTGTTCTATTTAACAAAGCAGAATCTGGTATCATAGACAATTGCTCCTTTGTAATAGTTCTAGATTTCAACTCTCCTGGAAATTTAATCTTATAAAATTCTTGTGTAGGATTGTTTTTCATACCAACTTGGGCTATAAGACCTTTAGAATCACTATCAGATAAAATTTCATTTATATCATCCCTAAAGTAGTAAGTAGATGCACCTAACTTAGATGCAGGAAGATTGTTGTTACGCCTCTCTCTTCTGGACATTTTTCTCCATTGATCTTTTGTTACTGTAGTAGAAATATTATCCTCAAGAGGGCCAATTCTACCTTCCATAAAGTTGTCTACTAATTCTTGCTGTGTTGGATTTAAAGGAGTTGCGGCTGGAACATCTTCACCACCTACTTTTATAGTAGAGGTTTCAGGTAGCTCTTCTGGTAATTCAGTATCGTCTACTTCTGGCTCACTACTACCGGGAAATCCAGGGAAATTACTTTCATTAGTTTCTGGCTCTTCATCAAAACCTAAACCAGAGGTCATCTCACCTAGTTCATCCTTAGTATACGCACCTAAGTCTATTAAGTTATCAAATAGAGATAATACAGACCTATTTCGCCAGAATGAATTTTTGTATACATCAGCAGTAGAGCTTACTGTCACACCAATTCTATCTCTTATATATTTACCTGACCTTTTATTAAGTTCTGCCCTCTTAGCATCTAGTAGTGCTGGACTTGCATTATTATTTATAAGTTCTTGAAGCTCCATTTGGCCTACTGATAAAACTCTCTTGTAACCGTCTTCCTGTCTTATATCTAAAACACTATTATTAAGTTCTATGCTCCATTTAGCACCTTTTTCTACATCCATCATAGGAAGGTTTTTATATCGCATACTGGTTGCTTCCATACCTGCGATTTTCTCAAACTCAGGAGCAGCAGACATATCATTAATCTGCTGAACAGTTAAACCAGATGCAAACGGAGTAGATGCAAGCTTTTGTTTAGCTTCTTGATCTGAAGAAAGCCCTAGTATTTTTGCCCAACCTGGAATTTCAGCCTGTTGTACAGGTTCTGTTTTATTATAACCATATACTTGATTTGCCATATCTTCATAAGAAGGAAATTCCATATCAGGTATATCTGAAATATCTATTAAGGCATCTACATCATTCGGATCTAATCTCTCAGCACCCATAGAAGAAGCTGCTGCTGAAAGATGTTCAACAAAGTCTTGTATACCAGACATTCCATTACTAAACGCTGCAGCTATTTGTGCATCGTTAGCTCCAAGACTTTTAGCTTGACGAGCAAGAGTAGCACCTTGAGTAGCTCTTTGGTTTCTAATCTTTACATCAGCTAGGTTTTGTCGAGCTAAAGTTTCTTGCTTTTCAATTCTTTCATCCGCTTTATCATCACGCATATCTATTTCTTTATTTAGCCTGCCAAGGAATGATCCCGCTAAATCTTCTAAAAAACTACTCATATTAAGTTCCTCTAGCCATTAAGCCCATAGTGGGGGTTTCTTCAGCAGTTTCTTCCTCCATTGGAGCGTCAGTTTCATCTGGCATCTCTTCACTAGCAGGCATTTCTTCACTCATTGATGCAGACATACTCTCAAGTAGTTCTGTACCTTCATCCTGTTCTGGATTTTCATTCATGTACTTAGTTACCAAAGCCATAAATCTTTCTTTTTCTTTTCTCTCTGCCCTAATTTTAGGGTCTTTGGAATCAACGACAATATCTAGTCCTACTTCTTTTGATACTGCCTGTAAGAATAGACTAAGGGTTGGAGCAGCAAGCATTCCTGTATCTAATGTGTGCATCCCTTTCATAACACCTTGTGTATATGTACCTTCAACAACTGACTTTACAGAAGCCCCAGCCTGCAACATAGCAAGAATGTCATCCATCACTTCTGGGTTGCTAAACTTTTCAATGTAGAATTTTATAACATCTTCTACTTTAGACATTTCAGAGGGGTTTTCCCACGGCGTATTTCTAGGCTCTGTGGTTAACGATTGTCCGGGAACGGGTGCTTCAAACATAATTTTATCCTACTTAGTGAAACCTGCGCCAAAGTACAAACCTACAATGGCAGAAACGATATGTGTATCTAATGGTGTTATAACGAAACCTCTTGCAGCTTTCCAAGAAATAGCTTCATCAGGGCCGAACAGGAAGTTCATAAAACCACCTTGTACTTCTGTGTAACCTACAATTACATTAACTTCAGGATACCACACTGCTACGAGCTTGGGAAGTACTATAATAGACCCTACAGCAGCTAACGCTATGATCCTTCTTGTCCATGCAAAGTGCTTATCTGTCTTACCTGCATCTCTAGCGGCATTAACTTGATCTGCGTTGAACTGAGCGTTAGCAAGCATCATCTTACTCTGCTCATTTTTATTCTTTGTGCTTTGCCCCCAGATAGACATTACTCCACCTAAGATAGTAGAGAATA